AAACAGTTATAAAATTAGATTCAATTGAAATGTTATATACAAATAAAAAAATAAGATTATTAGATAATAATATTCAATTATATATTCAACGTGAAAAATATCTAAAACCAAAATGGTATGATCATAAAATTATATGGTTTGCATCTGGAATAGTAACTGCAGTAATGACAGGAAAAATGATTGTTGAAGTAGTTCAGTGAGTAAAAAACAAAATATAAAAAAAATAATTCAAGAGCAATATAAAAAATGTGCAGAAGATCCTGTATATTTTATGCGTCAATTTTGTTATATTCAACATCCTACTAAAGGCAAAATTAAATTTAATTTATTTCCATTCCAAGAAGAGTCATTAACTACATTACAAAATAATAGATACAATGTTATTCTTAAATCTAGACAATTAGGTATATCAACATTATCTGCAGGATATGCTTTATGGTCAATGTTATTTAATGAAGACTTCAACGTTTTAGTTATAGCAACTACCCAAGATGTTGCTAAAAACTTAGTAAGTAAAGTTCAAATAATGAATGAAAATTTACCAAGTTGGCTAAAAACAAATATAGTTACAAATAATAAATTATCATTAAAATTTGCAAATGGCTCTCAAATCAAAGCAATATCAAGTGCATCAACGGGTGCACGATCGGAAGCATTATCACTATTAATAGTTGATGAAGCTGCGTTTATTAGAAATATCGAAGAAATATGGGTAGCTTCTCAAGCAACATTATCTACTGGTGGTGGAGCAATAGTATTATCCACTCCAAATGGTATTGGTAATTGGTTTCATCAAACATGGGCAGATGCTGAAACAGGCGTTAATGGTTTTGAAACAATTAAATTAGATTGGAAATTACATCCAGAACGTGATCAATCGTGGAGAGATGAGCAAACACAATTATTAGGTGAGCGTGGAGCAGCACAAGAATGTGATTGTGATTTTATTTCATCTGGACATACCGTAGTAGATGGATTAATTCTACAAGAGTATGAATCAAAATGTATAGAGCCAATTGAAAAGCGTGGTTATGATAATTCATATTGGATATGGGAGTATCCAGATTATTCAAAAGATTATTTAGTAGTAGCAGATGTTGCTAGGGGAGATGGCGCTGACTGGTCTGCATTTCATGTAATTGAAGTTCAATCAATAAAACAAGTTGCTGAATATAAAGGAAAAATCCCTCCTAAAGACTTTGGCAATATGTTAGTTACCGTTGCAACAGAATGGAATAATGCATTATTAGCTGTCGAAAATGCTAATATAGGATGGGCTGCAATACAACCAGCATTAGATAGAAGTTATGAAAATTTATTTTACACATATAAAGACGACGGATATGTAGATTTAGATATACAACTTCGAAAAGGATATGATCAAAAAGACAAATCACAAATGGTTCCAGGAGTTTCTACTACATCAAGAACAAGGCCATTAATGATATCTGCATTAGAAATGTATATGAGAGAAAAAAGTCCTGTTATACATTCAAAAAGATTAATACAAGAATTATTTGTTTTCGTTTGGTTAAATAGTAAACCTCAAGCACAAATAGGTTATAACGATGATTTAGTTATGAGCTTTGCAATTGCATTATGGTTACGAGATACTAGTTTAAAATTAAGACAACAAGGAATTGAATTAAATAAACGAGCTTTATCACAATTTCAAAAAACAGATACTACTATATATACTAACAAAGATAAAAATTCTACTGATACTTGGGATTGGAACAATGGTCAAGATAATGAAAATTTAACATGGCTTCTGTAGTTAGTTATATTTATAATAAATTAAAAGAATAGATTATGGCATCATTAAGAAAACGTTTGCAAAGATTATTTAGTACAAATGTAATCGTTAGAAAATATGGTAAAGAAAAATTACGTGTTGTAGATACAAATAGATTACAATCTACTGGCAATATAGCACAGAGTAAAATTACAGATCGTTATTCTAGATTACATGGCACAAATAAACATGGATATGGATCATATGGATCTGCGTATGGCGGATATGACGCAAATTATTATTCTCAACAAAATAGAAAACAATTATATGTTGATTATGAAATGATGGATAAAGATCCTATTATTTCTTCAGCATTAGACATATATTCTGATGAATCTACATTAGAAGATCAATTTGGCGATATATTAACAATTAAAACAAATAAAACTCATATACAAAAAATATTATATAATTTATTTTATGATGTTTTAAATATTGAATTTAATATGTGGCCATGGATACGTAATTTATGTAAATATGGAGATTTCTTTTTAAAATTAGATGTAGCAGATGAAATTGGTATTTTAAATGCAAGACCATTATCGGCATATGAAGCAGAACGATTAGAAGAGTTTAATCCTGAAACAGGAGAATATGAAATAAATTTTCAACATACTATTTCAGAAAATGTTAAATATGATGTCTTCGAAGTTGCACATTTCAGAATGATATCTGATTCTAATTTTTTACCATATGGTAGATCAATGTTAGAAGGAGCTAGACAAGAATTTCAGAAATTAATGATGCTAGAAGATGCAATGTTAATTCATAGAATTATGCGTGCACCTGAAAAAAGAGTATTTAAAATTGATATTGGTAATATTCCACCTAACGAAGTTGATTCATTTATGGAACAAATTATCAATAAAATGAAAAAAGTCCCATATGTAGATAAAAATACAGGAAATTATAATTTAAAGTTTAATTTAAATAATATGCTAGAAGATTATTATTTACCAGTTAGAGGTGGTAATAGTCAGACACAAATAGATACATTACCAGGAATGACTTTTACTGGCATTGAAGATATTGAATATGTTAAGCATAAAATGATGGCTGCTTTAAAAATTCCAAAACCTTTTTTAGGATATGACGAAGGAGTAGAAGGAAAAACTACGTTAGCTTCAATGGATATTAGATTTGCAAGAACTATTGAAAGAATACAAAAAATAGTAGTTTCTGAATTATCTAAAATTGCAATTGTGCATTTATATGCTCAAGGCTTTGAAGGAGAAGATTTAATTGGTTTTGAATTATCACTAACTCCTCCATCTATCATATATGATCAGCAAAAAGTTGCATTAATGAATGAAAAAATTCAACTTGCTGTTGCAATGAAAGATTCAAAATTAGTTTCTGACAAGTACGTTTATGAATACATATTTAATATGTCTGAAGATGAATGGTTAGAAGAAAGAAATAACGTTGTAGAAGATTTAAAATTAAGATTTAGACAAAATCAAATAGAACAAGAAGGAAATGATCCTACACTAACAGGCGTATCATATGGAACACCTCATGATTTAGCGTCAATGCATCAAAGCACAGATGACGTGACAGATACTGATAAAGGAGGACGTCCACCAGAAGGAATAAAATATGGTCAACATGCAAATGAATTAGGATGGGATCCAACTGGTGCAAAAACATTGAAACAAGCTTCAACATTTCAACCTGAATATAGAAGAAAGTCAAAAAATGTAGCTACTGAAAACGCAGATATTTTAAAAAAAATAAAGAAAAATAGATCAAAAGTATTGTTTGAAACAAAAAAAGAAATTGATGATAACGGATCAATGTTGGATGAAAACAATATTTTATAAACATTACTATATTTATATGAAAGAACTTGTGTATTAACATGAAAAATCTTAAACATTCAAAGTATAAAAATACTGCTATTCTTTTCGAAATGTTAGTTAGAAAACTTACATCCGAGACTCTAACTTCAGATAAAACAGTTACTGTTGAAATAATAAAAAAATATTTCGGAAAAAATACAGCATTATCAAAAGAGTTACAATTATATAATTCATTAATTAAAGAAAACTTAAAATCAGAAGCACAAGCATTAGATTTTATTAGAACTTGTAAAGATGCTCATAGCAAACTTAATAAAAGTTTATTACGTAGACAACGTTACAATTTAGTAAAAGAAATATCAGAAAATTTTGATTTTCAAAAAGTTTCAAAAATTAGAATTAATAATTATAAAGAATTAGCATCTATATATAAACTATTTGAATATACTGAAGCTGATAATCCAAAGGATCTTTTAGAATGTAAAACATCAATTGTTAGTCATTTATTAGGAGAAACTAAACAGTCTTTAAAATTAAGTCCATTATTAGAAAAATATAAAGGATATAAAAAAGATGTTCGTATATTAACTTATAAATTATTAGTAGATAAATTTAATTCAAAATATTCTGGATTAGATGAAAATCAGAAAAAAATATTAAATAAATATATTACACACGTTAATGATTCTGAATCTGTTAAACAATATCTTGAAGAAATTATTCCAAGTATAAAAAAAGAATTAAAAGAACAAGTGTCATCAATAACAGATAAAGCAACAAAAATTAAAGTTGATAAATTATCTGAAATGCTTTGTAATGTTGAAACAATTAAAACTATAAAAGAATCACACGTTTTAACTATATTACGATATTATGATTTAATCAAAGAATTAAAAGAGGTCAATTCCAAATGAAATCATTTTTAAAAGAAATAGAATCTAAATTTAAAGAAATTCAAGAACAAGATCAAGACGGAGATAAAGATCAAGATTTTGCAGATGTTCAAATTGCTAGAATGGTAGCCTCCGGAATGTCTAAAGAAGATGCAATTGCAAAAGTTAAAGGTAAAAAATATAATGAAGAAGCTAAACCTGACTTTTTAGATTTAGATAATGATAATGATAAAGAAGAGCCAATGAAGCTAGCTGCTAAACAAGCTAAAGCTAATGAAGCTACAATTGAAGTACCTCAAGAAAAATTAGCACAAGTTAAAGCACAAGCAGACGATGATGATACTATAAAAGTTGTCGACGAAGAAATTGATGAACAAAATGTAACAGGAGCTATAGCTGGATATAATACACCAAATGCATTTTCAACAAAAGCACAAGCTAAAAAGAAAAAGAATATGAAATATGAATCAGTACAAGCCGCAATGGATCAAAAGTATGCTGCAATGATTGAATCATATTCTAAATTTTCAACGGGTAATCCAAAGTCTACTCCATCACAAACAGTTAATGGAACAATAAAAGAAGTAGCAAAAAAATTACAAGAAATAGAACAACTAGTTAAATATACATCTCGATTAAAAAATGAATCTGGTATAGCCGGATCAACATATGGTAAATCTACTCATAATGCATTAAAGAGAATTTCAGAAAGATTATTAAAAATATCTGAAAGAGTTAGAAGTTTAGGAGAATAATATGAGTAAAGCTTTATTAGTAGAATATATACCATTTAAACCAATTGGCCCAGTTAATGAGCAAATGGGCAAACAATATGGAATACCTGGTGGATTAGTTGTACAAGGAGTATTACAAAGAGCAGGAGCTAAAAATCAAAACGGCAGAGTATATCCTAAAAATATATTAGATAGAGAAGCTAAAAAATATCAAAAAGAATATATTGATCAAAATAGAGCATTAGGAGAATTAGATCATCCTGAATCTTCGGTAGTCAATTTAAATAACGTTTCTCATAATGTCTTAAAAATGTGGTGGAATGGCGATGATTTAATGGGAGCAGTACAAATATTAGAAACACCTGCAGGGAAAATATTAAAATCGTTATTTGAATCTGGCATAACATTAGGAATATCTAGTAGAGGATTAGGGTCAGTTAAAGAACTTTATAAAGAATCAGCAGTTGAAGTTCAAGAAGACTTTGAATTAATTTGTTTTGACTTTGTATCAAACCCATCTACCCATGGAGCATTTTTAAGACCAATGAATGAGTCAGTAACTAGCAAAACAAAAAATTATAAAAAAGTAAATGAAATTATTACATCAATATTATGTGATAGTGGCAAATGTAGGATTTTACCATGAAATTTAAAGAAATATTAGAAGCACTAGAAAGAGAGCCAGTTAAACTTACAAATGAACAAAAACGTGAATTTGTAGAAGCAGTTAAAGGATATTCCACATTAGGAGAATCTGTTTATGGTAAAGGAGATCTTAAAGAATTATGTGGACGTGTTAAATATATGGTAGAAATGGCTCAACAAGTTACTTTGTCTGAAGGAGATTGGTTTGATGGAATTACTGTTAATAGACATATGAAAGGATTAAATGATTCATATAAAGTTTTTGAAAAAACAGCTCAAGAAATTTCACAACTACAAGAAAGACTTTCAGCAGCATATGAAGATATTGGTCAAGGTTTAGGTAAATATTTTGATGTAAATTAATTTTGATTATTAACAAAAAATTATTATAATAAAGGAAATAAATGTCAACAGTTGATAACATGTATCATCAATTTTTTGGAATGAAGCCACAAACAAATGAAGCTGACTTATTAAATAAGTTAACCGATTATAAAGGCGGATTTTTATATAAGTTAATAGATCCAGCTACTGCAGGTAATGTTAAAGCTGATATACAAGCATTTTTAAATAAAAAAGGAATGCATGTTATTAAGACAAAATTTGACGACACAGCTGGTAAAGGATTTTTTTATATTAGATTAGGAGAAGATCCTGCTAAAGAATCACAAAGAGTTCAAGGATTTATAAGTCAATTACCAGAAGTTGAAAAATTTAAGTTTACATTGAGACCAATACAAAAACAACAAGTTATATCCCCAGAAAATGAATAAACAAATAAAACACCACAAATCAATAGTTCCAGGAAATTGTAAATCAACAAAAGTAATTAATCGAGATATTAATTTTGCATTAAGACTTTGGAAAAAACAAGTTAAATCTGCAGATTCAATTAATAAATTAAAATCATTAAAAGAATTTGAAAAACCTAGCATTACTAAAAGAAGACAAAAACAAGCAGCTGTATATAAACAAAAAATAGCTGACTTATATTCTGCGTAATACAATTAATTGATAGTCCTGATTTAGTTCAGGACTATTTTACTGTTTTTTGATTTTGTTTATATTTATAGTAAATACGTTATCTCTATATAGCGTCAATTATAATTAATATTCTTATTAAGATTTACAATAATCTTATTTCCAATAAAAAATTTAAGGAGAAATGTAATGAACGAGAAATCGGACTTACTTAAAGAAGCAATTGCAGATGCAAAAGCCGTTAAGGAAACTGCATTAGCAAACGCTAAAATAGCTCTTGAAGAAGCTTTCGCTCCTAGAATTCACAACATGCTATCAACCAAATTATCAGAAGATTTGTATGAAGACGAAATGAATATGGATATGGATGCAGAAGCAGAAATAGAAGCACCTATGGAAGAACCATCAGTAGTTGTCGACGGCGAAAAATATGTCAAAGCCGACGATGCTGAAGGAGCTGAAATTGATGTAGATATGGATGCTGCACCTGACATGGACATGGGTGAAGAACCAATCAATGATGATATGGCTTTAGAAGATGGTATGATGAACGACGCAGATGAAGATCCAACGGATTTAAACAGCGGAGTTGAAGAAGATCTAGAACTAGAAGCAATCATAAGAGAGTTAGAAGAAGATTTAAATGAAGAAGAATTAACTGAAGAAGAGTTAGCAGAAGATGCTCACAATTCTGACGCAGCTGATTCTACTGATGCAAAAGGCAATGATTTAATGGCTGAACCAAAAGAAATGAAAAATGAAGAATTCAATATTGATGAAATCATTGAAGAAATTCTTTCGGAAGAAGACAAAGAAGAAGAACCTAAGGATAAAGTAGAAGAAGGTGAAGATCATGATGATAAAGAATCTAAAGAAAAAGTAGAAGAAATGACTGAAGAATTAACTGAAGCATATGACACTATTGAATCTTTAAGAGACACTATCAATGAAGTTAATCTTTTAAATGCAAAACTTCTTTACACGAATAAATTATTTAGAAATTTTGAATTATCAGAAAGTCAAAAAATGACAGTTATCGAAAATTTCGATAGAGCTGGTAATACAAGAGAAGTTAAACTTGTATTTAGTACATTAGCAGAAAATTTTACAGTTCCTGTAAAAAAGAGAAAAGTGGTAAAAGAAGGCAGTGCCTCTAAGCCAGTTGAATCAACTGCTCCTGCAACTAAAACAATAATCAATGAAGGTAATCAATTAGCTAACAGATGGAAGAAGTTAGCAGGATTACTAGATTAATTAAAAAGGAAAATTAAAAATGGAAATTTCATCTTTATTAGAAGATAATAATCCTTCCCAAAGAAATGCAGCGTTAAAAACTGTAAATAAATGGGAAAGAACCGGTCTCTTAGAAGGACTTAAGTCCGAGACCGAAAAAGCCGGAATGGCTCAACTTCTAGAAAACCAAGCAAGACAACTTGTAAAAGAAGCGTCTTCAACTGGTACAACAGAAGGATCAGAAGAATGGGCTGGTGTAGCACTTCCATTGGTAAGAAGAATCTTTGCTGAATTTGCAGCAAAAGAATTTGTTTCTGTACAACCAATGAACTTGCCATCAGGACTAGTATTTTATTTGGATTTCAAATACGGTACTGCACAACCTGGATTCGACGACGATAACGCAGATAATTTAGCACAAACAGGTGAGCCTTTTGGACCACAAAGTGCAGCAGATTCTATGTTCGGTATAACTACTACAGAAAATGACCCATCAGGCGGTCTTTATGGTGCTGGTAGATTTGGATATTCAATCAATGAATTAGCAGTTACTGCTTCAGGTACTGTTTCAACTGCAACATCATCATCTGTAAATTATGATTCTGCATATACTGATATTGCTGGATTTGGTGCTGCTGGTGGATACAGTATTGTTTCTGTACCATTATCATCATTATCTGGATCAGATTCTACTGCAGTAAGATCATTTATTTTATCAACTGCATCTGCAGGAACAGTAAATCAAATTAGTGCATTTACAAGATTAAATGATGCTAAGACACATGTTAACTTTGTAATTACTGGATCAGACGGATTAGCTCCAGCTGGAACTCGTGATTATATTGTAAAATATAGTGCTCAACCATCTGATATATCTAGAGGTGACTTCGAAGACTCAAATCCTTTCAAAGGATCTGGAGCTAACGGAATCAATCAAGGTACTGACATTGATATTCCAGAAGTAAATCTTGAAATGCAATCAGATCCTATAGTAGCTAAGACAAGAAAGTTAAAGGCTGTTTGGACTCCTGAATTTGCTCAAGATTTAAATGCATATCACTCAATTGACGCTGAAGCTGAATTAACTTCAATGTTAAGTGAATATGTATCAATGGAAATTGATCTCGAAATCTTAGATATGTTAATTAACGGCGCTGTAACAACAGAATATTGGTCAGCTGTATCAAATCAATTCTTTGATGCTGCTAACAATAAATTTGTTGGAAGAGATGTCCAAGGAGGCGGATATTATAATACGCAAGGAGAGTGGTTCCAAACTTTAGGAACTAAACTTCAAAAAGTATCTAACAAAATTCACCAAAAAACATTAAGAGGTGGCGCTAATTTCTTAGTAACTAGTCCTGCTGTTGCAACTATCCTAGAATCTATTCCTGGATTTGCTGCTGACACAGACGGTAACAAAATGGAATTTGCTGCTGGTGTTCAAAAAATTGGTGCAATCAATAATAGATACACAGTATATAAAAACCCATACATGAAAGAGAACGTAATCCTTATGGGATACAGAGGAGCTCAATTCCTTGAAACTGGTGCAGTATATGCTCCATATGTACCTCTAATCATGACTCCACTTGTATACGATCCTGTTAACTTCACCCCAAGAAAAGGTGTAATGACAAGATATGCTAAGAAAATGGTAAGACCAGAATTCTATGGTAAAGTATATGTTGCTGGATTAAATTCTATTTAATAGTTAATTATTAAATTAATTTAAACAATGAGAGGGATGATTCGTCATCCCTTTCTTACTGTTTTGATATTTATAATAAAAGAAGTACTATGGCAGCCCCAAGAACAAAATATTCAATACAAGCAAGAATAAGATATAAAGGTAATTTAGTTGACGTTTTAGATAGACTACGAGCTATACGTATGGTATTAATGGTTCATATAGAACAAGATCTAGGTAAAGGAGCTGAATTAATAACAATGAAAGTTCTATCACCATATTCAGCTAAAAAAACGTTTCAAGCAATTCAACAGTTAAGCACAAAAAAAATTGAAACGTTAGAACAAATGCAATTATTAAATAGTACATTAACAAAATTAGAATAAGGATTATTAATGGCAGATTATAGTGTAAATAAACCCATATGGCCTGGTAGCTCCTCGTTTACTACAGGATCTACTCCATTTGGATTTTTTGATAATGACGCAATGTTTCAATCACATGCAGATAGTTTTTCTAAGCATGCTGCACAAAACGTTGGTTATCCAATTATGGATGTTGAATTAATAGATATAAATTTTTATAATGCATTTGAATCTGCAGTTATAGAATATTCAAATCAAGTTAATCAAGTTAATATTGCAAATAATTTATTAAATACATTAGGTATAAATACAGGATCTAGTTTTTTAACAGACAATTCATTTTCTGATACATTAATTGGTGGATCATTATCATATATTACAAAATTATCAAAAACATATGGAACAGAAGCAGATTCAGGTGGAAACTTAAAATGGTTTTCTGCATCACTTGATGTTAATCCAGGTCAACAAACATATAGTATAAGAGCTGCCGTATCTAAAAGTTTAGGAATTGAATTAACAAATACAAGTTCTATAGAAATTAAAAGAGTATTACACACAGTTCCTCCAGCTATTATTAGATATTTTGATCCATTTGTTGGAACAGGGCTAGGCTCTCAAAATTTAATGGATGCCTTTGACTTTGGAGGATTTTCTCCGTCTGTAAATTTTATGTTAATGCCATTACATCAAGATTTATTAAGAATACAAACCATAGAATTTAATGATAGAATTAGAAAATCACATTTTTCATTTGAAATCCATGGAGATGATTTAAGATTATATCCAACGCCTGGAACAACAGGAACAGCAGCTACTCCATTCTATAAAAACGTTTGGTTTGAATTTATATTTGAAGATAAAAAAGCAGATGAAGCAGTACTATTCGGAAATACAGCAGCAATGAATAGTGTAGTATCAGATGGATCTAATATTCCATATACATATCAAAAATATTCTCAAATAAACGATGTAGGACGGTCTTGGGTATTTAGATATGGATCAGCACTAGTAAAAGAAATGTTAGGATATGTTCGAAGTAAATATTCAACAGTACCAATTCCAAATTCAGAAGTAACATTAAATGGATCTGATTTAGTAACACAAGGACAATCAGAAAAAGAAGCATTAATTACCCAATTAAGAGAATTTTTAGACAAATTAACAAAAGAAAGTATGATGACAAGACAACAATCAGAAAATGATTCAATGAATGAAATATTGTCAAAAGTACCAACTAAAATATACGTAGGATAATATGGCGTTATTTGGAACTCAACGAGATGCTAAATTTCTAGCATCGATTAATGCAGAATTATTAAATGCAATAGTTGACACTGAAATAGAATTCTACAAATTAATTATTGAAGATTCAAATTCAAATATATATGGAGAGTCTGTTAATAAAACTTATTATAATTATATACTTATTCCGGCCTTAATCACAAAAGAAGGAAAAACTGGAGAAATGGATGATTATGGACATTCATATACAAGAACAGCACAATTTGGTATATCTAGAGATATTTTAGAAAAAGCATCATTTTATCCAGAAGTAGGAGATATTATTAAATGGGACAATGAATTCTATGAACTAGATAACGTTGATGCTAATCAATATTTTGCTGGCAAGAATCCTGACACATGGGCTAATGGTAATAAGTTTGGATATAGTGTTTCTGTATTATGTGATGCTCATGTAACAAGACAAACTCCAACTAATATCAGAAAAATGAGATTTGGTATAACTGGAGACAATCAATCATATAAAGGATTTTAATGTCTAGATATAGAAATTATAATATTGATAGAAAAATAGATAAACCAGATATTCGTAATACTGAATCTGTTAGAGATGATCAAACATTTGATAGATCTTCGCAAGTTCGTAGAGATGATGATCTAGTTAAAACTCCTAGAAGAACTGTATATAATATTGATTTTGCATTAAAATGGTATATTGAGAATATAATACAACCAAAAATTACTGGACCAGAAAATAATTTAATAGATGTTCCAGTTATATATTCAAATGCAGAAAAATGGGATAGTGTAAGAAGATTAGGATATCTTCGTGACGAAAAAGGAATGTTACAATCTCCTTTAATAATATTGAAAAGAAATTCGTTACAAGAACGAGATCAATTAAAAAAATTAGATGTTAATCGATTTATTTCTGGTAATAGTATTATATATCGACAACAATATAACGCAAGAAATCAATATATAGATCAATTATATCCAATACCTAGTAAACAACGAGAACAATCTGCAGAAATGTATTCAATAAATATTCCAGAATATGTAGATGTCGAATATGATTTACTTATGTGGACAGATTTTACTACACAAATGAATGAACTAGTAGAACAAATTATGCCATATGGTGGATTTGCTTGGGGGAATGAATCAAATAAATATAGAACTCATATAAGAACATTGAATTTTGAAACGGTTAATACAGTTGGAAATGATAGACTAGTAAGATGTACTGCACCATTAACAGTAAATGGTACATTATTAGGAGAACAAGAATATAGATTATCAACAGTACAAAAGAAATACTCTTTGAAAAAATTAGTATGGGAATTTGTAATTGATGTAGATGAAGATATATTCGGAACAGTAGAAGTTCCACAAGCTTTATTAGATGTAGAATCTAAAATTATAAGCGGAGGAAGAGTAGTAATTTCAAGAACGGGCGGAGGATCCCAATTAGTAATAGATGCAAACACAATGGAATATTTAACACAATTACAAGAAAAAACTGCTACGGTACAGAATGCAACAACTGTAACAGTTAATGATGCAGCAGGAACTAATCCAGTAACATTAACAGCTGCAACAAAAAAAGAATTTAATATTTATATCAACGGACAGTATATCGATAAAGCTTTGTATACATGGACTCCTACAACATCAAGTCCACAAACAATTGTTTTTGATACTGCTCAATTAGACTATGAATTAGACTCTAACGATATAATTATAATAAATGGAAGATGGACTTTAAATCCATAAATAAACTATATATAAAATGTCTAGAAGATTAAGAGGAAAACAATTAGCAAAACATTTGCGATTAACAGGGTCATTAGCAATTTCTGGTTCAGGAAATACTTTACCTAATTCAGCATCATTATCAATTGATGGAGGAATAAATAGAAGTGATTCAACAATAGGTCATTTATTAGGAAATTTTGACGCAGGATCATTTCATGACGATTTACCAACCCCTGAAACTAAAATAATAATACCATAACGCTTTTCTATAAAATTTTATATTTATATTAAATAATAAATCAACTTAAGGATTACAATCAATGTCACAAATTATTCAGCATCGAAGAGGTAGCTTAGCAAGTATTAAATCATTAAATACTAATGGACCAATTCATCGAGGAGAAATATTAGTAGCCACCGGTTCATTATATATATCATCAGGATCTTCTGATTCAGATAATTATCATTTATCTGCTTCAATTTTCTTCGGAGGATCATTAACAACTGATGGGTCATCTAATTATAGACCACTTACACAAGTTATATCTGGATCTGGATTACCTTCTGTAACAACAGGAACATATGGAAGAACATTAGATGGTATTTTATATATTAATACTGATGATAATAAATTATATAGATTAGTTGCAACAGCAGACGCAAATCCTGCAACATCTGGAAACTTTACTGGATCACATCAATTAATATCTGGCGGAGGAGGCGGAGGATCATCCGATTATCCTTCAATAGGAACACCAGATGATGGAACATATACTGATGGCGTATTTCCATTTACTGCTACTACAACAATAGCAAATGCAATCGATCAAATAAATGAAGTATTAAAAGTAATTGCTCCATCTAGTCCACCAAATTATGAAGGATTGAGTTTTGCTGCTAGTGGAACTAAAACTGGAAAATTATCTTTTGGTGATAATCATGCTATATCTAGTTACACAAATGTTGGAGACAATATTGGTCAAACATATGGAGGATCTGATTATGCTAGTATACAAACAAAAGTACCAGCAACTGGATCATCACCAGCCGTTGTTTCATCTGATAACACCGGTGGATTTAAAGGAATATATGGAGACGCTTCTTCAACTACAGGAACTGTCAATGATATTGCAACAAGAACAGGTAAAGGTAATCCTGCAGTAGGAGCTGGAGCATCTGGTGCATACAATCAATATGCAGTAGGTGATGGTCAATCTGGTGTATTAGCAATGTATTTGAATGGAGCATTATTTTTATCTGGGTCACTTTCTGGATCAGTTGCATCAATAACTAAAACTTCTGACAATTCATCCAATTTAACAATATCAGCAACACAAAGTGTATTTTTCAGCGACGGAATACAAAAATTAGATGGAGCTGAATATAGAACATTTACATATTCAATTAATACGGCAGATATGAGAAATGGTCATAATTATATAACTGTTAGACATGAATTAGCAGGAAGTACAAGAACAGCAGCTAAACATGATTGGGTACATGATAATTTTGCAGGAACCATGACTGCTGATAGTAGTGCAACATCTTCATTAAGTGCTGCTCAAGGATTTGATGCATCAAAAATTCATAATGTATCTGGAATTAAATTTTATAGTGATGGATTTGAAGATACAATTGTTCAATCTTATACTTCTTCATTCTCTGGAATATATCAAAATGTATATCCTAGTTCTGGTGGAATTACCATGACTGTTACAAATCAATCGATTAGTAATAGCACTAAAAAAATTCAAGGAAGTAAAATAGAAACATTAACTGGAACAGACGCAACAAGATTTCCAGATTTAGATGTAGTAAATTTTGCTACTACTACAGAAGATAGTAACATGACAATGTCATTTGCTGCAACACCAACTATAACTACTAATATATTTCATTCACCTCCTGGAGGAGAAACATCTACTAGCGCTAGATGGAATTTTGGATCATCTGTTACTCCATTATTAAGAAGTGCATTAACACCATCTGTTATACCACATGAAAATAGATTCATGTATAATACATTAACATCAGGATCTACAGAAAATAACTTTGAAACATTTAGAGGAGAAAGATTTAGACAAGATTATGCAGCTGGTTCAATAGGAACGACTATTGGAGCTTGGACCTCAACTCAAAATTTAGCTGCAGCAGTAGGTGGAGAATTATATGCGACTCAATATAATAGCGGATTAAGTGCACCAGAACGAATTGGTAATAGTGGAGATTTTACCACATTTCACGGACCTTCAAGTCAACCAAATTATACTACCGGAAATAGAGCAGCTGGAACTAGAAAATATGTTAGATTCTTTAAAAATACCGGTGGAGATGGAATAGGAAGTAAAAATTATTCAATTCAAATATCTGTAGTAGGAACTGGAGATGCTGTTCTAGTAACAGATAATTCTAGTTTATTTACTACAAATTCTTCTAAATTTAGAATGTATTGGTTTAATAGTAAAAGAAATACTAGTCCAACTGCATGGCTTGATGTTTTAGATGATACATATATTAATGGAGCTCAAATAAAAGCGTCTTTTGCAAATACTGATGGAATAGAATGTCCTGGACAAGGTACCATGGGATCAAGATCTGGAAATATTTCATATACTGTAGCTACATCGAATTCACCAGGAGGCAATGTACAAGTACCAAAAGGAGTTGTAAAATTAGCCGGCGGTGCTTCAGATGGCGTAATTGCTCAAGATGATATAATAGGAATCATGATTGAGATTCCAGAAGGATTTACTCATCATATAGATGCAATTCGATTTAATTGGGGAACCTCTGAAACATTAATGGGAACATCTGCATTATAAAAAAATTAAAAATAAAAAAAAAGGAAATAAATCATGCCAGTAGTATCGTCTACATTAACTGAAATTGCTATTAAGCGAATCTCCGGAAAAGCTCAAGCAAGTACTAAATTAGGAGTAAATCAAGAAGCAATTGGTTCAAATGTACAATCAGCAGCACAATCAGTATTTGGAGAAGCAGTTCCTAATAACCCTAGTAGAACATTATTTACCGCTCAAACAAATGCTGCGGGAAAACAAGTAGTTCAATATGTTAAATTTGAATTAAATCCTATAACAGAAGGATTTTTTGCTAATGATGCTGACGAAGCTTCTGCCGGCCCAACAACAAATCAACAACATTCATATGCTTTAAGATTAACAGGTTCATATGAATCAGAAACTGCAAATAATTTTTCAGGAAAAGGATCTGGAGTATTTGTTAATAATTCAATGCCATCTGGATCGGTAGGTAAACTTCAAATAGTTCCATCAAATTTATCAAGTATTTTAGGGGATGATAATCCATATGTTCCTAGAGTATCTGCATCAGCTGGAAACAGAATAGGTCCTGCAGACGATGTAGATTGGTATCTAGATACATTTGCTGGAATATTATATGTACAAGATGCAGATTCAACAGTAGCTTCAATTGTTCCAACATCAATTGACTGTTTTATATATACAGGAGATATGGTTGATACTGCATTAGCTAATGGCGGAGGTAGTGGAGGTGGAGGAAATGCTCAATTTATATCATCAGGATCAGTATCAGCTTCAATTAATGTAGGGTCTAATGATATATTTAAAATTACTAGTGGTTCAGATGATTTAGTTACATTATCAACTTCTGGAGGAGAAACTAATTTCAATATTAATGGTAATTTAGTAGCAACTAGATACATAGTTTCATCTTCTGTAACATTTATGACTCAATCATTTTCTTCTGGTTCAACTATATTTGGCGATTCATTTGATGATACTCATTTATTTACAGGATCATTATTTATTACTGGAAGTCAAACATTTACAACTATGAGTAATTCTAGCTATAATGAAATTGCATATGTCTCAAAATCTGCAGATGGTAGAACAGAACTTAGATTTAGTCATGTTATAGATGGAGGCTCATTTTAAATAATGTCAACTGGAAATGTAATAAGATTAAGAAGATCTACGACAGCTGGATCAACCCCGTTAGTAAATACTTTACAGGCAGGAGAACTATCAATTAATGTATATGATGGAAAATTATTCTTTAAAAGATCAAAAGATGGTAGTGATACAATAGAACAAATATTTACTACTGATACTTTTACTACTGGATCATTACAATTCAAACCAGATGATACAACCACAAATATATTAGAAGTTCATGAAAATGATAGTACTTCAGCTTTGATAATAACATCTCAAAGTATAATGAATTTAAGAAAACAAGAAAGATTAACTCCTATCCCTTCTTCTGGAGGAATCATGTATTCCGGAAGCTCATTTTGGATAGGTATAGATTGATTGTGTTTTTTTAATATAACAATATTTATATATAGTATAAAGTATACATAATATAATAAAATAAAAATATAATAAATTAAATAAAAGGAATTAAAATGGCAACATGGAAAAAAGTCATTGTCTCAGGATCCACAGCAGCCTTTGCTAATGTCATTAATGATGGTATTGCTTCTAATCAAGTAGTAGTAGGCGCAGGAGCAGGAGCAAATCAAGTTGGTAAGGCATTAACAGCCGGCCAAATATTAATGGGGAACGCAAGTGCTGTCCCAACAGGAACTAGTGTTTCTGGAGATATAACATTATCAAATGCAGGTGTAGCAACTATAGGATCTGATAAAGTAACAACCGCAATGTTATCAGGAAGTGTAGCTGATACACCAGTAGCAGGACAAACAGTTAAAGTTGGTGCAAACGGAGCATTTACATTCGACGATGCATCTACTTTATTATCTGCAGGTTTAGGCATTACAATTACAAATAATAAAATTTCATCATCAATTGCAAACCCAGGCAGCGTTGTAGAAAATCCAGGTAACTCTTTTGGTACTTTGGCAACAACAGAATTCACCGGTTCGTTTACGGGATCTGGTCTTATTTCTTCGGCAATTGATGCAACTAATGCAACTAATACAACCAAGGTTAATTTATCTGACAATGAATCTACAGATGAAAACAATGTTTTAGTATTTGGTGCAGGTGCAAGTGCTACAGGTAACACAGCTTTAGAAACTGATGGCGATCTTACTTATAATCCAGGCAAAAGTAGATTATCAGTACCTCAAGTTACTGCATCAGCAGGATTTAAAGGTAACGTAACTGGTAATGTAACTGGTAATTTAACCGGTACTGTACAAACTGCAGCACAAGGAAATATTACAAGTGTTGGTACATTAACATCACTTGATGTAAGTGGTAATACAACTTTAGGTAATGCTGCAACTGACACCGTAACTATAGCAGGAGACTTAATAGTACAAGGAAATACCACAGAAGTACAAACTACGAATTTAAATGTTAAAGATGCATTAATATTATTATCTTCAGGTTCATCCGGTGCAACTAAACAAGATTCTGGACTAATATTTTCTGGTAATAATATCGGTCTTTCTGTAGATGCACCTGCAGTTAATTCTGGATCTGCACTTTTTGTTGATTCTACTTTGAAACGTTTATCTGTAACTGCTGATGGAACTCATGCAGGTGCATCTGCTACAAGTTTAACGGTAGGAGGATTTGTTCCTCTTGTAACTACAGGATCACAAACCTCATTTGATCAAATAGGTAACTTTAAAGTTAACTCTACTGGTGATCTATTTGTATATGCAGGATAATATATACTAAAGTTTTTAATTTATTATATTGAGAAGCGGAGATTAATTTCTCCGCTTTTTTTTATATAAAATTAATATGTTAAATATTTATTAATATATAATTAAAATTGAAATATATAGTTTATGCCTATTATCAGAAATCCTAAAAAACAAAATAAAATAAAAATCGATAATAACGTTGTTAAAGAGTCATATGAACAATTTAAAGCATTAAAAGAACAAGCCGTTCAAGAAACCCAATTTCAACCACAATTCACAAAAGATGAAGCAATATGGATGATGGGCTTAATTAAAAATTGTACCTTTAAAGGTGAAGATGTACAAAAGGTTTATGAAGCAGTTGTTAAGTTACAATTAATTGTTAATGAATCTAAATAGTTATATATTTATATTAAAATAAACTTATTATTGGCCTGAAAAGGAAGTGGGCAGTATTAATACTGTAACCAACCATGATAGGAGAAGCAAATGCCAAACTGGAAAAAAGTCATTTTATCTGGCAGTAATGCCGTCTTAGCAGAAATAACTGCATCAGGGAATTTATCGGGTAGTAGAACAGCTACCGCATCATATGGGTTATTCACCGGATCTTTCGGAGGAAACGGAACAAATCTAGATTTATCAAGTAACACATCAATTTCAACATTACCATTCCCATTTGAAGGAGATGCTCAAATATCTGGTTCATTAATAGTATCTCAATCCTATACAGTAGGAGACACAGACTCAACCGCATTAAGATTAATAGGATCTGGTTCAGTAAGCCAATCAGGAATATTTGAAGTAGAAGGATCAGCAGGCCCTTTATTCTCAGTAGCAGATGGATTAGATGGTGTTTTAATGGAAGTAAACAATATTTCAGGTTTACCATTATTTCAAGTATCATCTTCCAATGAAGTATTTATAAATAGAGGTAATTTAACATCTGGGGTTAATACAGCTACTGCTTCATTTGCGAATTTTTCAGGTTCATTCCAAGGTGATGGTACTAATTTAAATTTAGCTAGTAATACTACAATACCAGCAGGTCCAACACCAACATTAGCACAAGTAGTAACAGAAGGTGCAAGCGCTACAGGAGATGTTTTAATAACAGGATCATTAACAATATCAGGATCATTTAGTGCATTTACATTAGATTCAGATAATATAGTATTAGGATCGGGTTCTGGTGTAGCAATGCAAGCAAGTGCAAATAATAATGTTATATTAGGTACTAATACCGCAGATAGTTTAACTACAGGTGATCAAAATGTTGCTATTGGGCATCAAGCTTTACAATCTTTAAGTAGTAATTCAGGAAATACAGCTATTGGATTTGAAGCTGCAAAAGCCTACACAAATTCTAATTCTGTTTTTATAGGATATAAAGCAGGTTTAGCTTGGAGTACTGGAAATGATAATGTTGTAATAGGTAAAGAAGCAGCAGATAGTCATACTGCAGGTTCTACAAATGTTTATATAGGATACTCAGCAGCAGGTGGTTCAACCGGAGGAGGAAGTTACAATCTTGCTATAGGAGGCAATTCTGGTAAGAATTTAACTACAGGTACTAATAATGTTACATTAGGTAAAAATGCAGGTTTTAACCTTAATTCAGGTAAAGAGAATATAGCTATAGGTACAAATGCTTTAGATTCTATAGCTTCAGGTGAAATGAATATTGCTATAGGATATTATGCTGGAGCAAGTTTAGATAATGATGATGGAAACATCATGATAGGATTTGGTTCTGCAGCTGATGGAACAGGAAATGGTGAATTAAAAATAGGTAGTGGAAGTATAACCACTATACAGGGTAATTTAGCAACTGGAGATGTAACATTCTACAATACAGCATCAGCACCAAATTTCTCTGGTTCATTCCAAGGTAATGGTTCACAACTAACAAATTTACCAGCATCAGATCCTTTCCCATTCTCCGGAGATGCTCAAATAACAGGATCATTAACAGTATCAGGATCACTTGTTCCTGGTGGAAGAAATAGATTAAGCACTAATAATGTAGTAATAGGTAGAGCAGCTGGAGAAAATATGTCAATTTCTTCTACATCCGCTTTAGATAATACTCTTATAGGAGCAGTAGCAGGTAATGATTTAACTAGTGGTAATAATAATGTTTTAGTAGGTTATAAAGCTGGAGAATATTTAACTACAAGTCAAGATGTTATAGCTATAGGTAAAACTGCATTAGGAGCTGATAGTACCGCAGGAAATGCTCTTAATTATGTCATAGCAATAGGAACAAGTGCAGGAGGAAGATTACAAGGAGGTATTGGAGATGGAGATCATCATGGAATTTATATAGGTAGAAATGCCGGTATTAACATCGATAGTAATGATGGTAATCAAAATAATATATTAATAGGTCATAGAAATGTTGGTCCAAGTAGTCAAGGACATTTTGGAGAAGGTCATCTTAGAATAGGGCAAGGTACGGATTCTAATGCAGTAATATTTCCAATATCTGCATCATTAACTTCAGGTTCAGTTCTTATACCACAGTTAAAAGTAGATAGTGTTAACACAGCAAATTCAGCTTCGGGAGCAACATTAACAGTAGAAGGCTCAGGTTCAACAGTATTTGAAGTAATAGGATCAGAAGGTACACTATTTGCAATAGACGATGATTTAGATGGAACTATATTCACAGCAAACGATAAAACAGGTCTTCCAGTACTAGAAGCATCAGCTTCAGGAGAAGTTTACATAGGCAAATCACCTCAATCTTTATACACAACCGCAGTCATAAGTTCTAATAACGCTAACGTAACGCAGTCAATTTATGGATTGGATACAAGTTCATATGGAGGAGCATTCTTTGAGTACACGGCTCATTCGGGGTCAAATGCACGTGCAGGAAGCATAATGTCAGTATGGAACGGTTCGAGTCTTAATTTCACAGAGACTACCACAACCGATATTGGCTCAACATCAGATTTAGTGATGAAAGTTCATATATCCGAAAGTCAAGCACAATTAGCAGCTTTCTCTACAACAGCAGGTTACAATATTAAAACAATAATAAAATCAATATAATATGGGAATCAGAAGAGGTTCAATATCAACTCCAATAATAGCGGATGGGCTAGTATTCAACATGGATGCTACAAATAAAGCCAGCCATACAGGAACTGAAACATCTATATTTAATACGTTACAAACTTCCCAATCAGGATCTATAAATAATGTAGCTACTAATAAATTAAATTTATCACAAAACTCAGCAAAATATATAGAATTGGACGGTACAGATGATTATATTGAATTATCGGACACTAAAAATTCTTCTTATACTAATATAACTGTTGGTATGTGGGTAATGGGAGATACGGCAGCATCAGGAGGAAATTATTGGTTAGCAGCTCCTATAGATAATTCTGCAGGTACTTTTTGGATTAATGGGGGTAACGGTGCTACTAAATTTGGAATTAGAACAAATTCAGAAATATCATCTGCATCTACAACAACATCTTCTACTTCTGAATTTCAATACTTAACAGGTACTTGGGATGGTAGTAATATTGTATTTTATAAAAATGCATCTATAATACAAACAAAATCAGTAACAGGTACTTTAATGTGGAGTTCTACATATAATTGGAATATAGGAGCATATGGAGGACCATTTGGAGCTGGGGGGTTAAATGGAAATTTAAGTTTTTCATGCTTTCATTTTTATAACCGTGCCTTATCAGCAAATGAAGTTCTACACAACTACAATGCTTTAAAATCAAGATTTGGAATATAAATAAATTTTTATTATAATAAAATTAAAAGAAAGTTACAACATGAAATCAAAAAAACTTGCAAAAGCAGACATTGAATCCATAACAAATATCCAAGGACAATTCACAGAATACACCAACACATTAGGGTTAATGCAAATCGATGAAAAAACAATTAACAATCAATTGGTAATGATCGAAGAAAAGAAAAATGAAATGTTTCAAAAGCTGGATGAGTTAAGAAATCAAGAACAAGAATTATTTAATTCATTACAAGAAAAATACGGGCAAGGTCAAATAAATCTTGAAGAAGGCACATTTACGCCAAATAACTAGTTTTTTCAAGTTTTGTTATATATTTATAATAAACATAATTATAGGAGAATAATCGATGGCCGAAAGAATCGTATCGCCAGGTGTATTTACTAATGAAATAGATCAGTCATTTTTACCCCAAGGAATTGGTGAAATAGGTGCTGCTTTAATTGGACCTACTATTAAAGGCCCGGCACAAATACCAACACAAGTAAAAAATTATGCTGAATTTGAAAGTATATTTGGATCATATACAGAAGATTCATATCTACCATTTACAGCAAAAGAATATTTAGATAACGCAGGAACATTAACAGTAACAAGATTATTATATGAAAATGGTTACAAATTAACTAATGGAGCATTAGCAGTTATTGCAGAGTCTGGCTCTGGCGCAGGAAAGAAAAGTGTTGTATCTCATATTATTCACCCAACCGTTCCTATAAATTATTCTGCAGATGATAATGTTTTTGAAAATTCAAGCATTGCTAGTGGAGAGTCAGGATCATTTTCCATAACAATTTCTGGTTCATATAGTGTTGATAATACATATCCTGGATATTCTGGATTTGCTTCTACTACAGGAGTTAACACAACAATTTCTGCTTCTATAAATAATTCAAGCAATTCATATATAGAAAAAATATTTGGAAGTAATCCTAAATCAATTGATTATCCTGTATATGTTCAATATGAAAATGAAAATATTAAAAATGAATTTAGTAATATAGGCAATGTATCAGTTAAGTTACAAATTATTGACAATTACGAATATTTACAAGACTTTAAAGCTCCCGCTTCTCCATTTATTACTTCCCAAAAAATAAGCGGAACATCAAGAAACTTATTTAAAGTACATGCATTATCTCATGGAACGGGTGAAAATTATGATTTTAAAATAGGTATACAAAATATTATAACAGCTGCTGAAAATCCTGAACAAACAGGATATGGTAAATTTGATTTAATAGTAAGAGCTGTTAATAGTAAAAATATTTTATTATCTCCATTTGATTCTGACGATACTGACACATCACCAGCAATTCTAGAATCATTTACTAATTTAAATTTAAATCCAGATTCTCCTCGATATATTTCAAAAGTAATTGGTGATGTTCATAAGTATATTGACCCATCTTCTAAAAGATTGGTTGAATCAGGAACTTTTGATAATAATTCAAAATATATAAGAGTTGAGGTAACAACTGCAGTTGAAAATAAAATTAATCCTAGTGCAATACCATTTGGATATAAAGCAGTAAGTTCTCCAATATTAAATCCATCAGCAAGTATTAATTTAGTTGCTAGTTCAAATGTAACTACACAAGTTGGAACATCTGGATATAATTCAAATATATTCTTTGGATTTGATTATACGAATACAAATAACTTAAATTATCTTGCTCCAATTCCAACTTCTGGATCAACAACAGGTAATAACTCAGATTTTTATTTGGGAGATTTAAATCAAGATGCTGGAGCTAGCTTTCCATCATCTGCACCATATTCTGGATCAATTGGAACAGCATTAGACGCCGGCATTATAAATGCTAACATAGCTATTGGAACAAGAAAGTTTATAATTCCTATACAAGGAGGATTTGATGGAGCTAGACCAAATCTACCAAAATATTCTGGAGAAAATATTTCTTCTACGAATGCATTCGGATTTGATTGTTCAGCTGACGGAAAATCTGGAACAACTGCATATAAAAACGCATTCAATACATTGTCAAATACAGATCAATATGATTTCAATATGTTAATAACACCAGGGGTAGTTCATGAAATACATCCTTCAGTAACTAATGCTGGTATATTATTATGTGAATCAAGAGCTGATGCTTTTTATGTAATGGATCCTGTTGGAAAAACAAGTAACATTAGCACAGCTAAGAATACTGTTAAAACATTGGATTCAAGTTATGCAGCAACATATTATCCATGGGTATTAGCACAACCAGCTGGTGCACCTAAATCATTATGGGTACCACCATCAGTTGTTGTTCCTAGTGTGTTATCATTTACAGATAGAATTGCACATCCATGGTTTGCTCCTGCAGGACTAAATAGAGGTGGATTATCAATGGTATCTAAAACATATATAAGATTATCTCAATCTGATAGAGATGAATTATATGAAAATAGAATTAATCCAATTGCTAATTTTCCAAACGAAGGAGTATGTATTTGGGGACAAAAAACATTACAAGCATTACCATCTGCATTAGATAGAGTTAATGTTAGAAGATTATTAATCACCGTTAAGAAATTTATTGCTTCTGCTACTAGATTTTTAGTATTTGAACAAAACACTGCATCAACAAGAAATAGATTTTTACAAATAGTAAATCCTTATTTGCAAGATGTAGTAGCTCAATCAGGTTTAAGTGCATTCCGTGTAATAATGGATGAAACAAATAACACACCGGATGTAATTGATCAAAACTTTTTAGTAGGACAATTATTCTTACAGCCAACCAGAACTGCAGAATTTATTGTGTTAGACTTTACTATTCAACCAACTGGTGCTTCATTTCCTGATTAATTTTTAGAAATGAATATATTTATATAAAATAGGATATAAAATGTCAATAAACATAGATTTACTTAAAGAATTACCAAATCAAGGTCAAACTCAATTAGAACAAAATTTAGCAGGAGTCGATTATACCGATTTATTTGCAAAAGCGTTTGATTGGGAACCTAAAATGACCAATAGGTTTATTATGGAATTTCAAGATATTCCATCTCATTTAATAAAAGCATCTGGTAGACCAAGTGTTAATAACGGAAATGTCGTTTTAGATCATATTAATGTTGAAAGAAAAGTTAAAGGAAAAACAAGATGGCAAGACCTAAGTATAACATTATATGATGCAATTGTTCCATCTGGTGCACAAGCAGTGATGACATGGATTCGTAGTCATCATGAATCATTAACTGGTAGAGATGGATATGCAACTGGTGCTTCATCATATAAAAGAAATATTAATTTTTATTCTTTATCACCAACAGGCGAAAAAATAGAAGAATGGGAATTGGTAGGAGCATATATTAATGATGCATCATTTGGAGATATGGATTGGTCAAACGAATCTGCAGTTGAAATTTCATTAACATTGTCTTATGACTATGCAGTATTAAAGTATTAATTTTTTCAAATAATGGGAGTTTATTGCTCCCATTTTTACTGTTTAAAAATATTTATTATAAAGAGTTTATTCAACTTCATACTGTTACAATTTAAATTTAGGTAACATATGAATTGTATATTTATTGTATTTTTATCCTTATTAAGTTTTAATATATTTTGTCAAGATACTATCTTTCGATTTGAAGAAAAACCAATTATTGGAAAAATAGTATTTGCTGATAATAATATTATATTATACAATAAAAATAATTTTCTTAAAGATATATCAACAGAATTTGTATTTGGATACAAACAAAATAATAAATTATCTATATTATATAAAGAAAAAGAACAACCATTTACTACAATACAAATGAATGATTATGTAATGGGTAGAACAAAAGGATATCAAGATCATATTCCAGGAATACCATTTACTATAGGATTTTTTAGTTCTTATTTTTATACATATTACAATACTAGAGGTTTAACTAGAAATCCAAAAGTTTCATCACTAGCATTTACTGCAGTTCCATCAATTGTATTTACATATGTAAAGCCTAAAGCAAATAAAAAATGGAGTTTAGAAAAAAGAACTGGGTATCGATTATCTAGATCTGAAAAAAATCAAGTTTCTTCTTGGTGGGGTGCAGCATTAGGAACTACTGTTATATATATTCTTTACTTTTCTAGATAATATATATTTATAATAAAGTTATTAAAAGGAGTTTTATATGACAAAAGTAACAGATCGTTATGACGATAAAAATTTAATTAATTTAGCAAAACAACAATACGATAAAAAACAAAAATCAAAACTACCAGCTGACATAGTAAAATTACCATCTGCAGGTAAAATATATCCAGAAGATAGTTTATTAAGACAAGGTAGTGTTGAAATGCGTCATATGACCGCATATGATGAAGATATATTAACAAATGCATCATATATAAATGAAGGAGTGGTATTAGATAAACTTTTAGATTCATTGATAACTTCTGACATTGATATCAATGAATTAGCTGTTTTCGATAAAGAAGCATTGATTGTAAATGCCAGAATTTCAGCATATGGAAGTAAATATCCAATCATAGTTAAAGACCCAAAAACAAAAAATAAAATTGATCGTTCTGTAGATTTAAATAATTTAAAATTTAAATCGGTTAATTTAGATACAAATGAAGCTGGCGAATGTATATATCATTGTGAAGATGGATCTATAATTCATTATTCATATGCTCCAAAAAAACAAAATATCGAAGTTACAGAATCAAATCGTATTTCATCATTTTTGTTAACATTGATACGTGAAATTAATAAAAAAAGAAATATAGAAGATATAAAAAAATATATTCAATATGACTTTACATTTCACGAATCTAAAAAGTTTCAAAAACATGTTTTAGATAATATGCCTGGATTGGTAACAGAAATAGAAGTTGAAGGTGAAGACGGAGGCACCTTTACTGCCGGGTTTCAATTTGGACCAGACCTTTTTTGGCCTAACCTCTAAAGACAGACCAAAGTTACACTCTAATCTATTTGATTTATTATGGCTTGGAGAAGGAAAATGGGACTGGGAGACATTATACTATATGCCAGTATATCTCCGATCATTTTATATAAAAAAATTAGAAAAAATATATAATGATAAAAAGGAAGCTCAACAAAAACAACAATTGGGAAATAAATCGTCTAAACAAATAGAAAAAGGTCCTTTTTAAATATTTATAAAAAAGGATATTCAAAGTTGTCAATACAAAATCAATTATATAATTTAAAACAATTACCCAAAACATCTCAGATCCCAGACCTAGGTGATGATCCGGTTAATGCATTAGAAAAAGTAAAACAGGAGCTTCAAAAGTTACAAGATGGATATGAAGATTTAATTCCAGCTGGTGTAGAATTCAACTTATTACTAGAAAAACAAATTGCTTTATTACAATTAATCGAAGGAACAACTAAAAATGCTGTTACACGTTTTGATATTTTAGAACAAAGAGCAAAAGGAATAAATGAAGCATTTGATATATCAGCTAATAGATCCATAGCATTTGCAAAAAGTATTGATCAAGTTGGAAAATCATTAAATATTAATACCAGGTCTGCAAAAACATATGTAACAGAAATAAATAAATTAATACCTGGACTAGGAAGATTAGATAAAGGAAATCAAGGTTACTATAAAAATTTACTTCGAGGTAATGAAATATTACGAGAACGTTTAGGATTAAGTGCAGATGAAGCATTAGCAGTAAGACGATTATCTAATTTACAAAATACAGAGTTAATACCATCAATTGGAGAATATATTAATACAGCAAAAGCATTAGATGATGAAGGTATTACTGGAGGATTTCAAACATTTTTTGCAGAAATATCAAATACTAGTACAGACATAATCGCACAATATAGTAAAATGTTACCAGATGCATTAATGAGAACAACTATTGATGCTAGAAGATTAGGATTAACATTAACTGATTTAAAGAATACTGGCGATAACATGTTGGATATTCAAAAACAAACTCAAGCATCATATGATTTTCAATTGTTTACCGGCAAAGCTTTAGAAACACAAGAATATAAAAACATTGCAGCTGCATATAATAGAGCAACTCTAGAAGGAGATGCTGCAGAACAATTAAAAATAATTGAATCATTAACTAAAGAACATGGCAAGGATCTAAAAACCAATTTAATGGCTCGAGAAGCTGCAGCTGCACTGTTAGGAATTGATCAAGGAAAATTGTTAGAGATAGTTAATTTACAACAAGAATTATCTGATATTGAAAATGAAAAAGAAGCTAGTTTAACAAAACAACAAAAGAAAAATCTAGCAATATTAAATACACAACGAACTGCAGATATAATATCAAGAAAAACAGCTCTAGAAGAATCATCTGCAGTTGCTGGTTCACAAGCACAATTTGACGTTAATGCTGTTACAGCACCCGGAGGTGTTGTAGATCAGATAATAAAAAAATCTTCAGATTTTGTAAATGAAACTGAAGTGGGTAAAATGGTTGTACAAGCATTAACTGTAGCAGGAGCATTAAATTTTACCGGTGATACATTAGAATCATTGAAACAAGGATTAAAAGCAGCGGATGCCCAAACACCAGGAAAAGCTACTGGCGGTCCTGTAGCAATGGGAAAATCTTACATGGTCGGAGAGTTAGGACCAGAATTATTTACACCAACTTCAGCTGGAACGATAACTACAACAAGTCAATTAGCATCTGCAGGTGGTGGAGGATCAAGAGCAATTGTAGAAGCATTAAAAGGAATGCAATTTAATGTTATAAATAATTTTGATGGAAGTTCTATACTAACATCAATTGAATTAGCAGAAGGAAATAGATTAACATAGAATTGAGATATGGCAAATTTTTATGACATAAGCAAACAATACGTACCTAATACGTCTGGTAATGGATTTATAACTAAATTCAATTTAACCAATGAAAGATATGATCCAACTCTAGAAGTATCGACATCTTTAGAAAAAATTAAACCATATACAATTGATTTAAATCAATCAGGTAAAGGAACTCCTAGTGTTTTATATTCTATAGACTTATCACAATCAGGTAAAGGAACTCTTAGTACAGAATATAATGTAGATACAAATCAATCCACGAACGGAGCTCCTAGCACAGAATACAATGTAAACACAAATCAATCCACAAACGGAACTCTTAGCACAGAATACAATGTAAACACAAATCAATTTTCAAATACAATTCCATTTACACTTTATACTGTAGATACCTCACAAACATCAACTAATATTCCAGCTAATCAAATGAATATTATTGATACAACACAATCATCTACTGGCAGACCAAGTATTGTAATGCCAATATTACAAATATTACCTATAGGTACTCTAGTTAACAGACAATATCAACAACCAGCTCAACAAGAATCTGCTGAAATAGGACCAACATTCAAAAGTAATGATGGAACAATTACAACTAATTCATTTTTATCAAATAAGAAATATGAAAATAAAACAATCAATTTAAATGCATCTCCAGATGATGAACAACGAGCATTAAATGCACGAAATCAATTTAAAGGATTAAATTCAAAAACTGATATTTTAGAAACAACAAGTAATAGATTAGCCAATAAAATATTGAATGGAGCTACTGCATTATTTGGATTAGATAATATTAATTCATCATATGCCTTAAAAGGAACATTTGAAACATTACCATTTTCAAAATTACGTCCAGATCCAAATTTAGCACCAGGAGCAACATATCAAGATTTTCGAAGTAGACTACCTGTTTCTTCTAAACGAATGGATGGCGCAGCTGCAGCATCTAGGGGCAGTATAAAAGCCGGATCATATTTTTCTGCTACTAGAACATTGCCTGGTGGAGCATATTCTATATTTAATTTGGAAAATACATATGGATTTCCAATAACCTCTGCAGCTGTTGGAAATGATTTCACAAAAAGATCAGAAGTAGCTACTAGCTGGAATCCTTTAGCTGGTACTGATATAAAAGACGCATTAATAAAAGCTAAAAATTTAAAAGATGGAGCAAGTTTTAATCAAAATACAGGAGCATGGGTACGTTCAAAGAATCCATTAGAACTAACAACAAGATTTACAGGAGACAAAGTTACAGTTATTGACTTTGGAAAAAGATCTAATAGTTCAATATATCAATGGAAACCGGAGGGAGCTTTAGCTGGAGCATTAAATAAAGCTGAAATTTTTGGATCAACTATTGGAGAAACATTAGGAGTAGGTAGAACAAGTGATTTAATTAAATTCTTTTTTAACGGCCCTAAATTATATCCTGGATCAACTGAAGTTGATGATGTTATTGTATTTAGAGCAATTATAAATTCTTTAACTGATTCATTTTCTGCCAATTGGAGTCCTGTACAGTTTATAGGAAGAGCAGATCCTAACTATACATATCAAGGATTTTCAAGAAATTTTGATATAGGATTTACGGTATATGCTTCAAATCGTGATGAATTAAAACCAATATACAGAAAATTAAATTATTTAGCTAGTTATACAGCTCCTGAATATTCAGATGATACATTGGTAATGAAAGCTCCATATTTAAGAATGACCGTAGGTGATTTATTAGTCCAACAACCAATTGCAGTATCTAGCGTATTTTATACTTTTCAAGATGCTGAAACAACATGGGAAACAAATATTGAACAAGATCCAACTAATATGGAAGTGCCTAAAAAGATTGATGTAACTTTATCTGGATTCTTGATTACCGATTATCTACCACAAAAAGGAGGAAGATTCTATACGTTGGCAAAAGAGTTTGATAAAGAAGGACAACCTAAACCAGGAAACAATGATTGGTTGAGTGATTCAGTACCAACTGACGCAAAAACATTGTCATTTGATGATTTATCAAGAAGACAGCAAAAACAAGCTGAAAAGTTGGTTAAAAAAGGAAATAAGTTAAAAAGCAAACAAGAAACAGTTGAAACTATTGGAGTAAAGCAAATAGAGTATAATACGCCTACTCTTAGAACTTTATAAAATATAATTCAAGATTATGAATAGATACGAAAACATACCAATTATAAAAACAAATGCAGGTAAGCGAAGATTTGCTTCTAGCTTTTTACCAACAATACCAACATCAGAACAAGATATTTATATAGTTACTACATCAGTTGAACGGTTAGATCATTTAGCTAAACAATTTTATGATGATGAAAATTTATGGTGGGCAATTGCATTAGTTAATAGTATTGGAAAAGGAACTATATATGTTCCTGTTGAAACAAGATTACGAATACCACCTAAAAGTACTATAGAAGAATTAATATAAAAAAAAGTTATGGCAGGAGATCTTTATTATTCACAAGTTAATTCAAGTTTAAAAAAAGAACTATTAGCAAGATCTGCTACAGGTAAACTAAATAGATCTCCAGAATCTATAGACTTCATGTTAAACAAGCTAACCAATGTAAAAATATATGCATTTGAAGGAGATACTGTAACAACTGATCCTATAGGCGTATTAGGAGGCGGACTAGTAACTCAAAATTCAGAAAATGGATATTCATATTTACCTGGTGGCCCATCTGGATACGCAACTAATATTTCTACAAGGCCTGGGCCAGTAATCACCGGCGTTACAGTTAATATTGCAGATCAAGGAGAAAAGGGAATAAATACTGCAACTATTAATTTAACAATAATGGATCCATCTCAATTAGTAGAAATTGAAGATACATTTTTTAGACCCGGGAGACCATTGAAAATAGAAATAGTACAACCAGATGATGTTATACAAAATACAGAATCTGGAACAGGAGCGTTGTTAAACAGAGATGAATTATTATATACTACTAAAATATTGCAACAACAATATAAAGGTACTAATCAAGATCTAGACGAATTTCGAAAAATGAATCAACTAATATTTACTGGTCTTGTAGATGGATTTAAAGTTGAATATAATGTAGATGCAACGTTAAATGTAACATTAACTACAAGATCGATTTTTGGTATTTATCCAGATGTATCATTGTTTATATCAAATCCTCAAATTCCAAATTCTTCTATAGATCAAACTATAACTAAAACGTTTTCTGACACATTAAAAGGAGATATTAATAACGAAGTAGAAAGATTAAAAAAAGATTATCCAGATGGATTTATTCAACAGTTTCAAATTTTAGATCAAATAAAAAACGAAACTGATCGTGCAATGTTATATGGACCTATATATAAATCTAGAGACAATCAAAAATATGGATATACAACAATGATATCTATAGGATTATTAATAGACTTTTTATATAAATATATTTATCTACCAGCTGTTGATACAAAAGATAATGATTCTCCTATAATTGTTCCAAATATGCAGATTGTATGTGATGATAGATTATGTAAAACAAATTATTATGAAGAACTAGTTTCAGCAAATCCAAGTAGAATTTTATTATACCAAGGAAATACAGAAGAATCAAAAACAAATGATTATATAAGACAAGCTGGTACTGGAGATGGAATAGAAGTAACAGAAGGAGGTTTACGAATTGCAGATAGCATAGACGATCTAGGAAACGAAGAAACTATAGCAACAGAAGATTATGTTATTAACTATTATGATGGTATTGAAAATATAGGAAATATTCCAGGATTCTATCAAGTATCTGACAAGGATGAAGTAAATCCAACCTCTGAATCAACTAAATATGGATGTTTATCAAGAATATTAATTAATGTAGAAACAATTGCAGAACTAGAAAGTAAATTACGAGAACAAACCACCAGGCCATTTACTATTAAAAATTTTATGATTGAAATATCAAATGAAATTAAAAAACAATTGGGTTATGCAATATTTCCTGGTTTAATTTATCATTCAGAATCACCAAGTACTTTATTGTTTTATGATCAAAATTATTTTGGACCAGATTTACAAATAGCAGAATTTGAAATACCAGTATTTTCTAGCAAATCTCAAGGTACAGTCGTACGTGATATAAAATTATCATATGATGTGCCAGATAAATATAAAAATTTATTATTTGGATTTAGATCACAAGCAGTATCTCCTACTAAAGTTGCTTCATATAATCCATATCTAATATCTAATTCTTCGAAAGCTCGTGAAGAAGAACAAGAAAAATGGAAGGAAAATCACGAAAAATCATTAACACAATTAGCAGACGCAAAATCAGAATTAACAAAAGACATTTATGATAAATCATATATTGATAATTTACAAAATGCATTGGAATTATATGTAAAATATTCTGAACCATCATTACAAGAATCTATAGATCAACAAAAACCTAGATGGTTATATACATTAGAATTTACAGTTGACGGTATTAATGGATTTAAATTTGGAGATGTTTTACAATTTAGAGGATTGCCAAAAAAATATAATCAAGATTATGTTTTTATTGTAGATAAAATAACACATAAAATAGATGCAACTGGTCAATGGACTACTACTTTAAATTGTGGAACTAGAGCAAGAAGCACATCAATAATATAATGAGAAAAAAAGAATATTATAACAAAGAAGAAATTGTTGAAAATCAATATACTACTGGTAAAGAGTATATGACTAAAAATCGTGTTGAATATACTGGATTATATCACAAGTATATTACTGGCGAAGTTTATACATTAGCTACATTTAATGCTAATAAATCAATTCCGCTAATAACTTATCAAGAAGAATCTGCAGATATTAAATTATATAAAGCTAACAAATCAAAAATAAAAACTAAATACAATACTCCGAATATATTATATCCATCTCCTACTGCAGATGATATTAAGAAAAAGCGTATGACAAGATATGTTTTAAAAAATGTATCTACAAATCAAATTTTTGAAACTAATTTACAAACAGTTAAAAATTATCAAAAAAAGAAAATTGACAATAATTTATATCAATTAGAAACAATTGAATGGAAAATCACCGGTCCGTTAAATACCACAACAATAAATGGAATTACTCAAATAGGAGTGATAGAAGAAAATATTGAAACAATACGTAATAAAACAAAAAAAATGTCAGGATTATTACAATATTTCAAATTATATTCTGAATTTTATACAGACACTACATATGAAATACCAGAAAATATAAATCAATCTTTTTCATCTACGCCTATACAAACCACCGCCACTTCAACTCCTACATCAGTATCTACTTCATACTAGAATATTTTGATTTTATCAAAAGATTTATTATTATATTAATGTATGATAATAATAGACGATTCAAAAGAACTAGATTCGTTATTACAAGATATTGAAAATGAGACTCATATATTGGTAGTTCCAATATTAGCAGATCATCAATTACACCCATCTATCAATAAAATATCATGTATATACGTATATTCAAGCAATGAAATTGAATTCATTGTTCCTATACATCATACTGAACAAATAACCGGGTTTAAAGAACATCTAAATAAACTACTCGATCTGGAATCTATATTTGTTCATGACAAAAAGTTATGGTTACAAATGGGCGGAAATAACAATGTTTATGATGTTAAAACTCTATGGTGGTATACATATGGAGAAGCATACGACGAAAATCATTATTATACATCAGCTCATCATTTTTATTGGAGAAGACATACTAATTTGCAGCATGTTAACACAATTGTTCCTTTAATGAAACATATAGAAATGTGTCAAAAAATACGCAAGTATGCAATGCCAATGATAATTAACTCAAAATTATCAAACTCATATAAAAAATTTAATAATTATTATCCAAAAATATTTTCTGAAATTGAATCTAACGGGATGCAAACAACTAATTCATTTAAAATGAAAGAGTTAATTAAAGATGGCCGTGTTTATTCTCAATATCATTATCATACAACTACAGGCCGACCATCTAATGCATTCCGTGGATTTAATTTTGCAGCAATGAATAAACAAGATGGCACAAGAGATTCATTTTGTAGTAGATTTGAAAATGGTGCATTAGTTGAATTTGATTTTGATGCATATCATGTAAGATTAATAGCTCAATTAATTGGATATGAACTACCCAAAGGATCTATACATACATATTTTGGTAAGTTCTATTTTGGTACAGATTCATTAACATCAGAACAATATGAACAAAGCAAACAAATAACATTTAGATTGTTATATGGTCATATAGAAAAAGAATTTTTAAAGATTCCATTTTTTAAACAAGTAAATAATTTTGTTTATTCGTTATGGAATGATTGGAAAAATAATGGATATATAAAGACTCCAATATTAAAAAGAGTATTAAGTAAAGATAATTTGTCTAACATGAATCAAAATAAATTATTTAATTATTATTTACAAGCTTTAGAAACAGAATTTACAGCTACTAGATTAAATAAATTATTATTGTTATTAAAAGAATATAAAACATGTATTATATTATATACATATGATTCAGTGTTATTTGATGTTCCAATTCATGAAGCGAAACAAATATTACCAAATATAAAATCATGTTTAGAAGGAAATGATTTCCCTGTTAAATGTAAAGTAGGCAATATTTATAGTAAAATGAATGACTTCAAGTTATGATAAATAAAATTATTAATGAATGGACATATCAATTAGATTCTGGATATCCAACCAAAGAATCAGATTATGAAGTTCTTCGTACGGTATTACAAGAAACCAATATGCTTTCTGAACAAGAAATTGATCAAACAATTCTGCTAGCAAAAGGATTACATGAACAATCACCGGAGCCAACAAATACACAACTTTTATCAGAAGAAGATTTAAGATCAAGATTATCAGATATAAAAATACCTAATGATTTAATTAATATAATCATAACTATATATTCCGGATTATCAGATACAGAGAAACAAGAATTTTCAAAAAATTTTAGAATACATTCAATTGAATCATTTATACAACAAGGATATATTCCATTTCGAAAATTTTATAATGTTATACCTGGAGGAGCTGCATCTGGAATGGGACGAGGCGAAATGATGACATTATTAGCAGTAAAAGATTCTGGCCCGGGCGGTACTGAACGACATGATATTGTTATGCCAAATGGCGAATGGGAAGTTAAAGAATTAGAAAAGAAAGCTTTTAGACCAGCAAAAAAAGGAATGGCATTTGCTTTTGATTTTGCTCCAAAAATTATAAAATTTTATAATGATATTATTGTTCCATTTTCAAACATAGGAGATCCTGGCGATGAATTAATACCAATGGTAGATGATAGATCAAAACCATTAGTAAAAAAATTAATTGATATATTAGAATCTAGATTTGAATCCGTTGCTGATATGAATAAAATAAAAAGTGCTAATGAATGGAAATTAATGTTATTTCATAATTGGTATGAAGGATTTAAAGAATTAAACCAATTATTTTATCAAACAAAATTTGATAGTGATGTAAAAGATACCAGATTAGTTGTTAAAACTGGAGGTAAAGAAAAAGCATATTGGATATCAGATACAGATGCTGATAATATTGAATTAAAGTCCGGGGAAGCCGATCCAGCAAATATTAATGTTGGTGATGCTATTGATAATGTAAATCAAAATATACAAATTTGGTTTAAACGAATTGAATTTAATGAATTTATTAAAAATCCAAGAATTTTTATAGAGGAATTAAATACTGTTAAACATACATTTTTTGAAGGAGTATTGGGAGTTATATATTATTTAAAAGAAGCTAAAGATCAAAAACCATATTTATCTAATCCTTCTGATTTTCTTATATATCAAATTTCACAAGGTCAATATCGTTTTAGATTAACAAATCATAGTGCTAATAATAAACCATATCAATTAGATCAAAATTAGGATAAGAAGTGAGGACACAATTACTGTGCACATTTGCACATAAAAATAACTTAGACATAGTTACAGAATATATCAAACAAAACTTTGAAATTCCAGAAAATAGAATATTTGTATTTTCAAACTATGAAAATAGAAATGATTTGTATTGCACATTTAATGCCGAAGACAACGGATATCGTGGTAAAAATACAATATCAATTCACAGAAAAAAAGAAACTAACACATTGTATACGGTTAATGCATTAAATGAAGTTATCAAAGATTTAAACAATGGTATATTAGATAAAACAATGATATTACCATGGGAAGCATTTGAAAATTCTTTTTTATTAACTGATGACAATGGTTATCGTAGAGTAGATTTGGTATTTTATAAAAGAATTAATTTTTAACTATATTTATATATGTAATAAAGAAAATACTATCATGATTAAATTAAAAAGCTTATTAAAAGAAACATATGCGTGGGAACGTAGAGCAAATGGATCTTTACCTACATTAAAAGATGTTCAAAAAGAATATAACAAGAAAAAAGCTCAAGAAGCGGTAACCGATCAGGTAAAAGAAGTTTTAAAAGACAAAGACGGAAACGTTCGTACAGATTTAAAATATACAGACAATCAAAACTATCAACCAAGAATTGAATTAAAAGATACAAAAATGGATAGTGGTACAAATCTTACAATAACAGTTAGTATAGACGGAAGCACTCCATTTGATATAGAATTTGATGATTATGATGAAGTTGATGATCATGGATATGAAAAAGCAATCTACTTAATGGGAGCTGACGATGGTGGTAATGAATGGGGAATGGAAGGATCAATGGCATTTCATGGAGAATTAGAAGATTTTGATATTGACACATTAGAAAAAATGGAAAAATAATGAGTAAATTGCAAGAAAATATGAGAAGATTTAGAACTAAAAATCTTCAAGAACAATCATTATACAAAACTATGGCTGACATGTATAAAGCTTTAAAGTCTGGTCAAGTTGATGCTGCAGGAATGGCAGAAATATTAGAAATAGCAGATGCACCGGCTATATCAATTACTACATCCGGAATAGGGTTAGGAAATGATTCAGAAGCAGCTATACAAAGCGTATTTGCTGCAATCAAAGATATTAACACATTAAATAAAGTATTTCAGATATTAAAAAGATCAGTAGAAGATTATATTGATGATGTCGGCGATGAGTTATATGATAAAAATTTTCATGGCGGAGTAAATGTTCCTACAGTTAGACAATCATTACAAAGACTTGGATACCAAATTAAACAATAAAAAAATTAAACAATTACACAATTAACTTTGAATTAACGAATTAATTACTTATAATATAATTAATAAATAAACAAATAATAACAATTAAACAATTAAAGGATACAATATGAGTTTAGACTTAAACGCCATAAAGGCAAAACTTAACCAATTAACAACAACCAACGACAGAAAAAATAATTATTTCAGACCAGAACCTGGTAAGCAAAGAGTAAGAATTGTCCCTTACGTTCACAGAAAAGAAAACCCTTTCCTAGAAATGTATTTCCATTATGATATTGCAAAGAGAAGTATGCTCTCTCCAATAACATTCGGCAATGCAGATCCAGTAGTTGAATTTGCTGACAAGTTAAAGAAAACTGGCGATAAGGATGATTGGGTTATGGGTAGAAAAATAGAACCTAAAATGAGAACTTATGTTCCTGTTATCGTAAGAGGTAAAGAATCAGAAGGCGTTAAATTTTGGGGATTCGGTAAGACTATTTACTCTGAATTATTATCTATTATAGCAGATCCAGATTATGGTGATATTACCGACTTAATGAATGGTAGAGATATCGATGTTGAATTTACCCCATCAGAAGGGCCAGGACAATATCCAAAAACTGCTATTAGAGTTAAGCCAAATACATCAGCTGCGACTGAAGATAAAGCAATTGCAAAATCAATAATGGATCAACCTAAGATTACTGACTTATTTCCAGAACCAACGTATGAAGAGTTAGAAAAAGCATTAAATGATTGGATGAATCCAGAAAGTGCTGACTCTGATACTACAACTACAAAAGCAGATACATCTACTAGTCAAACAAGTGCAACAGAAACTGTTACTAAAAAAACAGATGTAGCTGAAGCATTCAACGATTTATTTAACGATTAATAAAGGACCAGTTATATGGCAAAGAAAAAGAGCGAACTGGAAGATTCGTTAGCTGCAACTCTTGCAGATAGTATCAATAAACAATTTAAAGGACAAAATTATAAGTCAGCATTTTTCTTAGATGGTGACGAAGATGCTCCTACAAATGTTAATGAATGGGTATCAACTGGATGTTCAATGTTAGATCTAGCTATTTCAAATCGTGCAAATGGAGGTTTTCCTGTTGGTAGAATTACCGAAATAACAGGACTAGAAGCTTCGGGTAAATCCTTGTTAGCAGCTCACACCTTAGCAGAGACACAAAAAAGAGGCGGATTAGCAGTATATATTGATACAGAATCAGCTAGTAGTGCAGAATTTTTAACAGCAATTGGCGTAGACTTAAAAACTATGCTTTATGTTCCATTAGAAACAATAGAAGAAATATTTGAAACTATTGAGACTATTGTTGAAAATGTTAGAAAGTCTGATAAAGATAGATTAGTAACTATAGTAGTCGACTCGGTAATGGGTGCATCTACTAAAATAGAAATGGCAATGGAATATGATAAGGATGGATATGCAACTTCTAAATCTATTATATTAAGTAAAGCTATGAGAAAAGTTACTAATTGGATAGCTAGAGAAAGAATATGTTTAATCTTTACTAATCAGTTAAGAACTAAATTAGGCGTATCTTTTGGAGATCCATGGACAACTGCAGGTGGTAAAGCATTACCATTTCACTCATCAGTTAGACTTCGTTTGAAAAACACCGGAATGATTAAAGCTAGAGTGAATGGAACAGATCAAGTAGTTGGAAATAAAACCAATGTACATGTTGTGAAAAATAGAATGGGTCCTCCTAATAGAAAAATTGATTATGAAATATATTATGATAGTGGAATTGACAACTATGGTGGTTGGTTAAATATCATGAAGAATTTTAAATTAGTTTCTCAATCAGGAGCTTGGTATTCGTTAGACGATGTTGATCCAGATACTGGAGAAGTTCTAGATACTATTAAATTTCAAAGTAAAGATTTTATGGAAAAGGTAATACAAAATCCTGAAATGAAAGATAGATTGTATAATAGAATTTGCGAAGCATATATTTTTAAATATCGTGCTGGCATTGATGGCGGTATTGACGATGTAGTAGTCGACGAAGAAGTTATAAACGAAGAAGGATAATGAACAAATACCAAGAATTATTTAAACAACTTCAAAAAGAAAAAGAAAGTATTAATCAGAGTCCTGACGATCATATTATGATTTTTGACGGACTCAATACTTTTATTAGATCATTTTCAGCAACTCCTTCAACTAACGAAGATGGTGAACATATAGGAGGTATTACTGGATTTCTATATAGCATTGGAAAATGTGTTAGAGATTTCAAGCCTTCTAGATGCATTATTGTATTTGATGGAGTTGGTGGATCTAAGCGAAGAAAAAAGATTTATAAAGATTATAAAGGTAATCGAGCTAATAAAACAAGATTACGAAGACATGATCATCATATGCCTAGCATTGAACATGAGCAAGAAGCTATGAGACATCAATTTAGTAGACTAGTATCATATTTAGATGCATTACCAGTTACATTTTTATCTATGGATGGAATTGAAGCAGATGATACTATTGCATATATTACTCAAATGTATGAAGCAAAAAGTAAAAAAATTACAATTGTATCAACAGATCGTGATTTTTATCAATTAGTTAATAATCAAATTGAAATATGGTCTCCAATTAAAAAGAAAATGTATGATACAGAACGTATATTAAATGAATTTGGGGTACATCCTAAAAACTATGTTATGTATAGATCATTTACTGGTGATAAATCAGATAATATACCAGGAGTAAATGGAATAGGACCTAAAACATTATTAAAACATGTTCCTAAGTTAAATTTAGAACAAGAATATAAATTAGACACTTTATGGGAAACATGTAATGATAAAATAGATGAGTCTAAAACATATAAAAAGATATTAGATAATCAGAATATTATTTCTGACAACTGGAGACTAATGAATCTAAAACTATTAGACATTCCAGCTCAAACAAAAAGTAATATTAGAAGAATAATGGAATCACAAATACCAGAATTAGATAAAATAGAATTTAGAAAATTATTTATGGAAGATAAAATGTGGTCAGTTATGAAAAATATGCCGGATTGGTTAAACAATACTTGGTTATCATTGAGTGCTTTTGCACAAAAAACAAAATAATTGGATTTAGTAATTATTTTTTATATAATAATTTATGACAGATAAGTTAAGTGAGTATGGTTGGTCGTTTCAAATAAAAGTTTTAGCAGCAATGTTCGTTGATAGAACATTTCTTCAACAAATTGCTGATATTATACAAGCAGATTATTTTGAATCAGATGCAAATAGTTGGTTGTTAGAAGTAGTATTAGATCATTTTCGTGAATATAAAACTCCCCCATCAAAAGACGTATTAAAAGTTAAAGTTACAGAGATAGATAATGATGTTCTAAAAACAGCAATATTAGAACAATTAAAAGAA